TCCACCATCAGTGAAAGGGTCAGAAAGAGACACAGTTGATCCAAATTTATTACCACCATCATCACCATTTATATTTAAACCAGTTTGCTGCCATCCGGGACCAATCGTATATGTCCATACCTGTACACGACCTCTATTAGTATAACCAATCTCAGAAAATTCTGGTGCACCTATAGCAACTTGAGTACCATTGCTTGATAAAGAGACTGAAGTTCCAAATTTTTCACCAGCAGTTCCTCCATAAATGTCACTCCCTAATGGACCCCAAGCTGTTCCATTATATTGGTATACCCGAACAAGTCCTTTACTACTGTCATGAATCGGTGCACCCACAGCAAGGGCTGTACCTGTGTTAGATAAAGAAACAGTTGTTCCGAATAAGTCTCCGTCACCTGCACCAATCAGGTCGGTACCCAATTGGGTCCAAGTTCCTGAAATAAGTTTGAATACCCTAACACGACCCTTATTTTGATTGGGGTTATCTATTTCTCCATCCTCGGGGCTTGTATCAACTTGTAATTCATACTTGGGTTCACCTATGGCTATAGTAGTGCCATCGGGTGACAGAGCCACTGAGTATCCCGAATCATCGTTTGCGTTAGTACCTATGATGTTGGCACCTATCTGCTTAGGTTCGAGGGCCACGCTCTCATCCACGTTCTCAAACTTGGTATTTCTCAAGAACCAATGAAGACATTTCACTGGAATGTTAGGGACTAGGTTTGTACGAATCATATTTTTACCAAGTTCACTCACAGTCGTTGGATGTTTACGAACTAAATCAGTTACAACAACTTGTCTTTCATGACTGAGATAATTCCTCTCTTCGGGGTTCACTGTGATTTCCTCAGTAATAAGTTTGAAATCATCTAGAATGAGGGTATCTAATGTATCTGTGAAGAAAGATTGTTTATGAAACTCTAGTACAAACTCAATTTTCTGTTTATGTACGGCACATGTAGGGAAGTAGGGTCTATTTGGTTTATTAGTTGTGTACTCATCACTCGCGTATTTACGAGCAAAGAAGAACTGCATAGGTATCATTAAATCTGTCTCAAGTCTTGAGACAGAGTCAGTTGTAGTAGAGTCATCGAAACCAATACTTCTATTTACAAGAAATCTATTTGCTACTTTTTCAGACATTTCTAAATAAAGTTCATCGTATATAATTCCCCAATCACTCTCAATCTTTTCCATCTCTGTATCATCTACGAACATAGATACACTTTTGAGAATATGCCTTCCCAACTGATCCGCGTAGTTTCCATTTGTGATCTTAGGCATTTTTATACTCAACCACATATTGCTAAGCAAGTCGCCCATATTTTGGGGATTAAACTGAATCTTTATGGTTTGTCCAAAAGGCCAATTAGGGATTTGTCCCGGATTGATTACATTCTTACTCCTGTGATATTTTCGAAAGTCAGAATGCCTTCTTGTAGTATTCGGGTTAAAAAACGACTCCGCTGGATCCTTACAAAGCAAGTATGTATCTTGCTTTCCAATAGCTTTAAGTGAAATTTTTGCCGCTTCACCCATACTTATCTATTGTCTACATATTTTTAATATCATTCTTCCACATACTGATAGGAGAAGTAGACTTCATAATTTCAAGTTCTGTTTTTGCCTGTTTGGACTGTGCCAAAAGCTCTCTGACACTCTCATCTGTGTACTGAACTGTCTTGATGTTTAGAAGATAGTCATAGCTTCCATTTACTTCTGGGAACAGACCAGACAATTGGTTTTCAAGATCCTGCTTTTTACGACGGAAGACCACAATGTCTCCATTGATGACCATAGACACAAAGCGAGACTTGTAGTCACACATCTTAGATTTAGCCTCAAGAACCTTGATTAGATACTCTTTCCGCTTATTGTAATATTCGCGACGGAGGGTGATAAAGTCCTTCAAGATCATCTCAGGGCTTTCGTACTTATGAATACCCTTGGTGGGATGGAATAGATGCATATTTGATGTTCGAAAAGTCTTTTGAAGTTTGAGATCCTTAACAGCATCTTTGCCATTGTAGTCTTGGATCAGGAAATCCACATTCTCGGTTGTACTGTTATTTGTGAAACCACTGATGATTTTCTTTTCAACGAGGGTATCCAGATGTTCTTTGTAATCTTGGGTCCAGCGTCCAGGTGGTAGCTCAGTCACCTTAACTGTCCTTCCAATGGTGCTCCATACACCTTGGGTCATCCATGAATCATCATCTTGTTCAAACACTTTTCCCTTGAAACCTCTGAACCAAGGCTTCATCCTTTTGATAGGGTTACCATCAAGGAAGTTGAGGATATTGTCCCGAATATGTTTGGGGTTAAATGGGGGTACATAGCAGCTGAAACCGGTGCCAATACCCTCTGTGCCATTGACCAAAACCATGGGCATGGTAGGCATGTAGAACTCGGGTTCAATCGAGCGACCATCATCATCCAAATAGGTGAGAATCGCATCATCACGAGGGTCAAATACATTCCTCGCTTCAGGTGTCAATCGCGTGAAAATGTATCTTGTCTGGGATGCGTCTTTCCCACCCATAAGACGGGTACCAAATTGACCACAAGGTTCTAGGAGATTCAAATTGTTGGAGCCCGTATAGTCATTGGCTAACTTCACAATTGTATCAGCGAGGGATACTTCACCATGGTGGTAAGCACTCTTTTCTGCCACGTATGCAGCCAATTGAGCTACTTTCATCTCCGCAGTCAAATTCTTTTGAAAACAAGAATACATCACCTTACGCTGTGAAGGTTTGAGTCCATCACAAACGTGGGCAATAGAACGCTTCAAATCAGCGAGTGAGAAGTTCACTAGATCTTTGTGAACAAAGTCTGTGATAGCCAGTTGTTTTACTTTCCCGTAAGGTACTTCAAGTTCATTGGCTTCTTTGGCGGTACTTTCTAGAAGCCACGTCTTACGATCATCAGCCTTCTTCTTATCAAATGCCAAGGTAATAGACTTATCAGACATTACATCTGTATTAAACTTGACGGTAAGGTCTTCAATCTTCTTGAAGTACTCCCTAGCCTCCACAGAAGTTGAGGTACCCAAACCCTTGTAGTACTTGATACGCCAACCAGATTGTCCATTTCCATACCACGCACGAAACGCAGAGTCTGTGTAGAAGGATTTACTTTGATTACCCCTAGAAGCCTTGATAATCGGGGTGACCATTGAAACGACGAATCCCAACTTGAGAAGACTGGGCCAGAAATAGTCAATCATGTTTAGGATCAGACCCTTAATGTGCGAACCATCGTTATCCGCATCAGTCATGATCATGAGACGACCATAACGAAGCTCGGATACATCTTTGTAGTCCTTTCCCTGTTGGAGACCCAAAATCTTCTTGAGGTCATTGAACTCCTGGTTCCCCGTAAGCTGTGCGACAGATGCATCTCTGACATTTTTACACTTCCCTCGAAGCGGGAAGACACCGTAGTGGTCTCTACCAACCACTGAGAGACCAGCGACGGCTAGGGTCTTAGCCGAGTCACCCTCTGTGACGATGAGTGTACACCTAGAAGATTGGGCTGTCCCAGCTTTGTTTGCGTCATCAAGCTTGGGAATACCAGTGATTTTAGACTTCCGAGCTCCACCATCAGTTTTGGCCAACTCTTTCATCTCCTTAAATTTTGAGAGAGCTGTAAGTTCATCGGAAATGCCAGTCTTAAGAGCATTCTTGACGAATGTTTTGGGCATATCAAATTTAGAACCAAAGTCTTGTGCTTTTAGGGTACACTCAGACTTAACCTGACTCGAGAAAGTTGGGTTCTCAAGGATTGCCTTCACAAAGATTGCGAATGTGTTCTTAACCTGTTGAGGCCTGAGTTTGATTTTCTTAGCCATGTCCTCAATAATCCCCGCAGCCACTAGAGAAGCTGCGTGATCAACGTGGGTTCCACCCTTAGTTGTACAGATACCATTCACGAATGATACCTGTTGCATACCATCCTCGGATGGACCAATACATACTGACCATCGGTCGGTTGTAACACAGTGTACATTATCTACACCAGTGTGCATTTTTGCGTAAGCCTCAAAGTTCTGTTTTGGGAGAACCTCGTCATTGAATTTTACTTTACAGTTTGGGGTTGTACAGATGTTGGCATCCCAGACTCTCTTTTGGAAAATCTTGTAGATTGTGTTATCCATCTTAGACATCTTAAAACGCCTCCAATCTGGTGTGAACGTTACAGCCACGGATGATGTGGCACCCGAATGTTTTTTTATTTTTGGTGGTTCGCATACAGTCATATTGTTAGACCATTTTTGGGTATACGTCTGCTTTGTTTCATGGTCTTTGATTACGACCGAAAAATCTGATGAGTAAATATTTGTCAACTTGGCTCCATAACCATTACGACCCCCAACAATTCTCTTTTGAGAGTCGTCATAGTTTGTACTTGTGAGGAGATGTCCAAATACCAATTCAGGATTCCATATACCTTCCTTCTCGTGCATACGAACACTGATACCACCGAGGGGTCCGTTGTTTTCAACAGTCACAGCACCAGTCTCCTTGTCTATAGAGACTGAAATGGATGAAACATTCTTGGGGTGCATAGAGTTGCGATCGATTGCGTTGACGAGGATTTCATCGAAGATCTTCAAGAGAGCTGGGGAATACTTGACGTTTTTCTTCTCAAATTGGGATTTGTTACCATTGAGAATCCAATACGCTTCAGTACTCAAGTCTACTGGACCGACATACGAGTCGGGTCTCTTGAGAATGTGTTCAATGTGGGTGAGCTTTTGGACGCTCTCCATACTTTCTTGATTTTATTACAACTCAAAACTCTAACTTAGGTTTCACATGCACTATCGTAATCTTCAATAAGTTCCTTAACAAGAAATTCAAAAAGAGTATCATATAGATCTTCTGGAAAGTCTCCACTAATATCTTCCAGTTCCGCGTCACCATCAATCATGTAATGATGAACAAACCTGAAAGATGTAATTTTGTTTTCTCTCGAAACTTTACCTTCCCACTCTCTATATTGATTATATGGATCATCCTCGTCTTTTTCTATACTATAAACTTCGTAGCGCACATCATCCAATTCAACGTCCCACCAATACTCGGGGTTTTCTTCTTCATCGGGATAAAACTTCATTTTACTAATGAATAAGTTTAAACTCTAACTTAGGTAAAAAAATCTCAGCTTATATCAGATGACGAATAATAATAATCGTGCTCAACTAAAAAAAGCTGAACAAGAGCTGAAAAATATGAAAAGAAAGTATCTAAACATGTTGAATAATAACGGTAAAAATAACAATAATAAAACCAAAAATAGCCCAAAAAACAAGAATGTTGCCACGTGGTTAAATCGTGAAATGTCCCCGGGTAACAAGACTAATATAAAGCCATCCAAGAGAGCTTATCTCAAAACGAATGTGGCTGGGAATGGTAAGATTCTTCATGTTTATGATAGGGATGGTTTGAAGAATTACTTGGCGTTTTCGGATAAGATGGGTCTAAATGCTGAAAGACCTAGTCCTCTAACACGTAAACCATTCAAACTCAAAAACATCAAGAAGTATCCACCCAAACTTATCTTAAAAGTTAGGCGCGGTAAAAAGACCACTAAGTCATGATCTTCTTTTTAACAGATTCAAGAAGTTTCAAAACAGATATAGTTCCCGTGAATAAAAATAGTATCTGTTTGGTGATTGGTATCCGTATTTCATTTAGATGTGGTAAAGAAGGTCTTTTTAGTTTTTTATGAATTCGTTTTAATGAATCACATGTTTTGAGATATTTCCCCTCTGACATGTGATCCCTAGTCTCATCAATTGTATTCATCACTATGAGTAGATCTTGATCTACTGCCATAAATTATAATGATAATTTTTCTTTAGTTACCTTAAGAAGACATGTACACGTTCTTCATAATCGCCATATTTGTTCTCGTACTGGTGATGCAAAATAAGTCGAGGGGGCTGACCCATTCCATCAAAAAATTGGTAAGACAATCAGCTCGTTATGCCACAGCTGCGCAACAGGACAAGTCTCCAGCTATAGCTATACTTCACGCAAATTACGCGGTGGCTTATCTCTACGCACTTAAGGATATTGCATCTGATTCTCAAATACATAATGCCACTGGTATAGATGTTAAGAAGTTTGTAGAACATGTTACAAATGTACAAGATATGGTGACTAAACAGACGACTGAAAAATTCCCGGACTTTGCTGGTCGTGTAGATATGTATCTTTCAGAAATTGGTGGTGAATCCCAATGAGTACCTAAGTGAAACTTGATGATTTGGAAAATCAACTTAATCTACGAATATGGAGATTGTACGAAATGACCTTTGGAACCAATGTCTCAAGGATGCGATGAAAATGTATCGCATTGATGAGGCAAATGAAAAGTGTGAAAGTTTGGCAGATGCTACTTGGAAAATGAAAATGTCCTACAAGAATCATGAGAAGAAGAAGGATAGTAGACAAATCATCGTTTTAGAGAAAGCTCCGACAGTTGTAAACGAACAACGCAACCAGGTTAAACTTTGTCAAGCTACAACAATGGCGGGAAAACCTTGTTCTTTCAAGGCTATGTGTGGAGGTTTCTGTAAAAAACACAGAATTGACAAGGATAGTGGTATTGGTAGAAAAATTAAAATAGGTAGTTAATATAAAGATCATGTTGGATCAGGAAAGTCTCAGACCTGTAATAATATCAATGTCTCTCTATCTTATCATAAGCGTTCTCGTGCCTCGTCTAATGACAAAGCCAACTGGTATAGGTTTTATTGATGATCTTGTTATGTATTTGATTGCACAAAAAGATTCAATCATGAACGGTACTATTCTCATTGGTCTTATTGTTCTCGCCACCAATTACGTTGATAACAAACTCCTCCAAGACGTTCTTCCGTCCAACTAAATTTCGTGTGTGAGCGTGATCCATCTCTCTAACACGATTATCATACGCGTGCCTCATGAACTCCAAGAGTTGGTCAAAGTTTGGTTCACCCCAAACCATACCTTTTTTGAAGAGAAAATCGTCCCTCTCCAATTCTTGAAGTCCACAGTCAATTGTATAAGGTGTCTTGATATATTCAGATGCTCCACCGTAATTTGTTATAATCACTGGTTTATCTCGCATCGCAGCCTCAACCGCACCCATACCAACACCCTCTGAGTGTGAAAAGTTCACATAGCAATCACACTTGTTATGAAGATTATCCATTTCTTCATCCGTTAACATATCATTTGTAACTTCAACTCTTGGGAATGGGATATGTACAGCTTGATTACTCGTGGCTTTGACTACCAGACGTGTATTTGGTTCATTCAGTCGCACAAAAGCCTGAAGAATGTCTTTGAATTTCTTTCTAGGATCCATAATATTTCCAATGTGGTAGAAGATGTAAGGCTTTTCTTTTGGTTCAGGAATATGTGCGTGTATAACGTAAAATTCATTATCAGGAAATTGTCGAGAGAGAACCCGTTTACAGAATTCACTCGGCACAGCTACACGCTTAAATTCCTTCATAATTAGACCATAGTCTTCGTGTACGGTCTCAGTTTCACAGACTGTCATACAAGCTAGATTTTTTACCCGCGTTTTCGCATACTTGATGTACTCAATCTGATCGGGGGTGGGAATTACAAATATCAGGCCATTCTCTGTCTCAGGGAGTTTTTGACCTAATTGGTAATACATTCCATCAGGTAAGAACAGTTTCACATACTTCATGGCATGTTGACCAATACCCGTTTTTGCGTGTGGACCCACTACAATCATCTAGGTTTAAAGATAATCTTTCTTTTATATATAGTAAAATGTCTTCACTTCGCCAAGAAATTGAGCAGGAAATGCAAAGTGTCCGTATTGATAAGACCCGTCTTTTCAATCTACTCCTAAAGATGGTTGATGGTTGTGGTGGCGGTGGTGGTGCCGGTGGAGTTGGTCCCCAGGGTCCCCCAGGCCCAACTGGTCCTCACGGTCCCCCTGGTCCCAAGGGTGCTGCTGGCCCCGCTGGCCCCGCTGGCCCCGCTGGCCCCGCTGGCCCCGCTGGCCCCGCTGCTAAGGCTCCTGCTACTAAGGCTCCTGCTGCTAAGGCTCCCGCTGCTAAGAAGCCCGCTGCGAAGCCTGCTGCGAAGAAGATCGATGCCTAAGTATACAAGTTAATTAAAGTTAGTACCCCTATTATAAATACATGTTCGCTCTCGCCCGTGCACCAACACACATTTATAATACGATTAAGAAGGAGACTGAAGACAAACCAAAACATTGGCGCCAACACCCTAATCGAGTTAGAAGGAGGGTTTACGCAGTGAATAGTCCCAAAGTGAATGAGGACACATTGAGAATCAAAAAGTTGGAAAATGAGGTTGACATGTACAAGAAGGCGCATCAGAAAATGAAAATGATTGCAACATGGAGTCTTCGCGCGAATGAAGCGGCTCTTTCTGACTCACGAACTATTCTTCATACTTTGGAAGAACTATATGGAGATGAGGCTTTTGAGGATCAATGTGGAAAGTCTCTAAACACAGATAAGGGTGACGAAAAGAATTGAGGTCTATGTACGTGTCTAGTAGGTAACGCATGTGGTAATGTCAGACCACTTTTATACACAGATCCCATAAATAAACCAGCTGATAGTGCTCGTGTGGGATTAATACCAAATCTAGCTGGAATCGTATATATTCCATTTTTAATATCATCTTCTACATCTTCAATGTCTGCCATGTTTGATACACTCGATGCGAGAAGACCCATCGCAATCGTTT